CTCAAAGGCGTAGCGAGTTTCTTTGTCTATAAAATCGTCAAAATACTTTATCAGCAAAACTGTGTATTCTACTGGAAAATTCATAAAGGTTCTAGTTTTCCCTATTTTAACTTTTTTCAAAGATACTCTCTCATCCTTCAAGGTGGTCACCAAAGTATATGGAAACATGGTTCTCTTACTCAACAAGTTCTCATTTCTATTTATCACATTTTGAAGCTCTGGTTTTAACGTTATGTTGCCATCTTTATCTTTATCGAATAAATGTTTCTTTGTCTTCCCTTGAGTGTTCCAGGGGTATCCTGCTGATGTCGATAAGTCAAGCTTTTCTAAGTTGGGTGTGTATGTTGAATTAACGGCATCATTATGGTCGTAAACTTTGAGTTTATATTGTTTTATAGGTCTATACATATCGGAAACTATATTAAAAGCTTTATTCATTAAATCTATTGGATATGGTACAACTGTTGTTCCGTACTTGGACACTGATTTTAAAATTGGAGAGCATATTTCATCCATTCGAGTATCTGTTGGGCTCAAAACTGCTGGTTCTGAAGTATGGGGTTGTAGAACTTCATATAAGGGACTTTTTACTATTTGAGTAGTTCCTTTTTGGAATGGTGGTGTTTTTGCCTTTCCCAAGAAGTAAAAGTTTCCTTCTAAATCAGCTTCTGCGTCAAAATATTCTTCATCATCAAATTCAGCACTTGTACAAAAACCTTGTGTTTCTTTGTAAATAAAGAATTGGTCTGCTTCATCTAACAATTTACTTGTTAGGACCTCGGAATTTCCTGAAAAAGCATCCCCAGCAACGTGTAATCCTGCGATCTTCATTCCTTGTTTGGTATTAATCAACATTGGTGAGCCACAGTCTCCTTTTATTAATCTCTGATTGTACTGCCATATATTTCTTCCATCGTACAGTTCTCCATATTCGTCTATGTATGGGGCGTCAGTCAAAAATGATTTTGTGGGTAGTATAGTTGGTGTATATTCATCTTCATGAGCTTTAGAAAGCAATATCAACATAGCTTCCTCTCCTGCTTCATCAACCAAAGCATCTGATGGTAAAATCAAATTTCTTTGGTTTTTGAACAGCGGAGCCGAACCTGATATGTTAATAACAGCTAAATCCGCGTCTTCAGATAAATAAACATTTCTCTGTTCTACTATAAAATCGAAAGAGACGGGGCCTCTTTCTATCTTAACCACGTCACCAGTTTGGACCGTTTTATTTCCTCTCTTCCACAAATGTTTTGGTGTTATTATAAGAGATCCTCCTGGAGACCATCCCCAAACAACTTGTACTATGTTTTTGCCATTTTTATCTTCTATCAGGGTGGTTATACGAACCATGTTTTTGACTATTCTATGGGTCAGCTCTAGATCATTTTGACGTGATCCCATTGCTATCCTAGTAACTGGTTTGGTCTTTCTCTGAAGTCTTTGTGTAGCCATATCTCCAGATAAACTTTGTGATGTAAAAGTTGTAACAAAAGTTGGAACCCATGATTTGTATATGGCATAGGTAGCAGATGTCGCTCCTACTGCAAGCGGTAACAAATATTTCAAGGGAATTCCAAAGAATTCCATGTTAGCATATGTCATCACTTGATTCCAAGTATCCCACAACTTTTTATCCCAAACTCTATCTAAATCCTCAGCTGTTCTTATTAAATTTTGCAGACTTTCCAAATTATTTTCTTCTGCATGCTTCAGTTCCAATTTACCGGACTTTATCAAATATAAGTCTATCTCGTTTCTTATGCACTGGATAAAATGATCTATTCCTCTATATGTTTCGTACATACCATTGTCGAATGGTAGAGGTCTTTTTCTAACAAAATCACACCAAGAATAGTCAAAATTATCAAAATTTACTGATCTAAAACCTTCCTTCCAAGTCATACTTATCACTAAGTCTCTTCTTCGGTTAAAAGCATCTAAATTTGTAACTATTGGTGAATTGTGCAGATGTGTCACATTAGATGTAACTATTATTATACGAGAAGTAAATCTAACTTCACCTTTCACACCCGTGTTGATATTATCTACTGATGATACTTCTAAAGGACATTCATTTGTGTCTACAAATCTTATTAACCACTGTTCTTCCTTCTCTTGCGTAAATTGCAAGTAATCGTTAAGGACGAAAATTGGTTGATTGTTGTACCCATCAAAGTATTTATTTGAGGTGTTGTGGGTGTAAATGTACTTTGATATATCTTGTTCCTTTAATGTTGGTAAAAACTCACCTTGATCTATATTTGCAAACATTTGTTCCAGTCCAACTTCTGCTATCTCCTTAACTAATGTACTCTTTCCAATTCCTGGGTCTCCACTAAGCCAAATGACATATGGCATCTTTCTTCTGCCTGGTATAAGTCCTAATTTATCAGCTTTAACATACATTTTATCATACCATGATACAATCTCTGGTACTGTTTTGTGTATGGATCTTTTCATGCCATGATATCCTGTACAAACCGTTCTACATAATTTTCTTCCCTCTAAAAATCTAGCGAAATTGTGTGAGTTGTAGAAAACATCTGTTTCTGGTCTGTTCATTAAATCATGTGCAAACTCCACTACCTTTCTATAAGCTGGATCCGTTGTCATAAGGATGTACATTCCAAAAGCTGGAACTTTCTCGCATATAAATGCTTGTATAATGTCTGGTAAATAAGTGACAATATTAACAAACACACTCTCTACGGTTTTAACTGTCAAAATAGTGGCAGATAATCCCTTAATACTGTTCATGAGGGATTTTGCATCCAAATTTGAATTGGATCCTAAGCCTAATAGGATTAAAATGGACAGAATGTTTTGTGTCAACGTGGGTGGGTCAAACGCTTGTGTCTCCCTTGTAGTTGAATGAGCCGGGACTGGCTTCATAGTTGGCAATATTGCCGACAACAAGTAGTGTTTGGTACCTATCCATCCTCCTAATCCTGCAAACATTAATAATGCTTGCTCTGTAGTTATTTGACCTGCGTACCACACATATACAATCCTAATAGCTGCAACTATTTCGACTAAATATCTTCTTAATTGACCTAAAACTATCTCAGGTTGTAAACCAAATATATATTCTTTTATAGTGTGATATGCGTTTTTACCAGATCTATATAATAAATAATATGAAAATGCAGAAGCAACTGCTGTAATGGCTTCTGAAACATATGTTAATGATATACCAAAGCTTTGGGTTGATCTTGGGATTAATGTTAATCTTCTATCTGTGTGAATGTTACCAGATTTAGCATACAATGCTGAAATCTTGTACCACTCATTACCGGATATGGTATAAATCTTCTTATATTTAGGTGTTAAATATTGAAACATATGTTGTGTAATAAAATTATTTATATTCTTCATATTACTCTTACTGATTGGTTTACCATTATTTTCATTCTCCAATTCATTCATAATCTTAAGGATCTCTCCCATCAATTCTACTCTGTTAGTGGTCTTAGTCCATTGAACTATTTCATTCTCTTTAGTGTGCCTAAAGTTTGTTTGTGTTTGTGTATCCATGGGTGCCTTACGCGTTTTGTTTAATTGTTTAAATTATATAATGGTTTACATGTAATTAAACATGGTCTTATGTTTGAAATCAAGTCGACACTTGATCGGGTATCACTATACAACCTCCTGATAACTGGAGCCTAAAATTTCTTGTTTCCTTGAACTGTTTCACAAGATTCAACAGCGGGTTTGCCTAAAACCATAAACTAATAAGATAAAATGATAAATAAAATAATTAAATAAAATCTCCTTGTAGC